AGATTAAAATTGATGAATTACAAGATGAGAAACTTTTGAGACTTTGGCATGGTAACACTAATAGCTAATCAGCTAGACAGCAATTATAGTCAACGACATATAAACGCTTTTTATACTCAGGCGAAGAAACTGATTATAGAACCCTTTGACTTCATTGTCTTTACCAACGATGATGAAATGAAGTTGTTAGAAACCACTAAGAAGAAAGAAGGTTATATACAAGGCATAACTTTTCATGTTCCTAAGTATGGAAAAGACTGGTTAGAGATAGACATAATGCAACATACACAACCAGGAGACGTATCCTTATTTGTAACGCCTAATGTTATACTAAACAATCCTAAAGAATTCTTTAACTATAAGACTAAAGGTATAGATAAATTAATATTAGAAGATGGTAATTTCTGTTATGTTTGTAATCGTAATGAACAAGTAGAAAAAATATTAACAAAATGGGATGACATGGAAGACGATATGACATTTCAAAATCATTCATTTACTGATGCCTTTTATAGTAATGAAGTTCCTGAGTTCTCTTTTATACAAAATACAAATCATAACTATCCAGAAAAGACTGAAGGCGATATAGTTGTATTACCTTATTGGTATGAGGACTTTACAAAAGATCAGTTGACATTAGGATACAATAGGGAAACCGATTTATACCCTTATTTACCTGAAAGAGTTGAAATGGAATTATCCAACGGCAAGAAAAACCTAACCAGAAGGTTAATAGAACAGAACTTTGACTTTGATTTTATAACAAGATCTAAATTTAAAAGGATTAAACTTATAGGTGAACCCATTACCAATCCAGAATTAATTGAAATATGTCAATACTTAATGGCTGATTGGGGCATAGCTATTGATATGGAAACAGAAGCAAAAGAACATGATCTTATATGGTGGAATAATTTGGGTGTGTTGTTCTATAATAACTTTGTTTCTGAATGGAACGACAAGTTTGATGCGAATGCTAAAAATATTGGCAATATAACTATCCACATAAACACAGCGAACCCAGACGAAGAAGTTTTAAAAAGGGCTGACGTATTAATAAAGCAAGGTTGTAGAGTGTTTTGGCATTATACACAGACACATTTATCTCAGGTAGATGATCTAAAGAAAGCTAAGGCATTATCTAAACAGTATAAATTTACTGGCTTCATATATAAAAATGAAATGAAAGAAGAAGTCAAACCTAAAAAGAAAAAAATTAAAAAGGAAATGCCTGATTATAGTCTTATAGATTTTCATACACTAAAAACAGTTCAACAAGACGACATATATAAAGAAAGAAAGATTGTTTTTAGTCCACATGTTGAATGCGAAGGTAAAGTTAAAAATCAATTTTACTTAGATGCTAATGGAAATGTTTTCCCGTGTAAACATGTAGCATTAAACGTTGCAACAGCACACGACTCTCCCGAACATAAAACAGATTTATTATATGATTGGGACAAGAATAATATTAGTAATAATAATTTAGAAACTATATTTACTAATGATTTTTATAAGGGGTACTTTAATAATTTATTAAAATTGAACCCACAAGTATTACATAATGAACAGGAAGGAATATGTTAAAAATAAAAAATGGAATTATAATACAAGGTAGATTTGATAATGCAGAAAATGGATTAGTCAAGTTAGTAAGAGAAGCTGCTTTTTCTACTATCATAATACACACAAGCATAAACAGTTACGAAGAAAAATGTCAGGCTATTGTTGATCAACTCGCAGGTGAAGGATTACAATACGCCAAAAAATATGTTATAGCAAGGTTATCATATGAGAGTTAATATTGTATGTTCAAAATGGGGTAGTAAATACGGTCCTCATTTTGTAAATAGATTAAAAAATATGGCCAGAAGGCACACAGATCCTAAACACGATTTCCATTTCTACTGTTATACAGATGATGCCAAGGGTTTCGATGATGATATAAAAGTAATTCCTTTTCCAGACATACCAAACATACACCCTAAGTATTGGTTTCAAAAAGACGACTTTAAATATGGTATGGCTAGATGTTGGGACAGGCCTAAGACAATGGTATTTAATACTCACAATTTTGCTGAGGATAAACCAACAGGCAGATTTATATTCTTCGATTTAGATGTTATCATACAAAATGACATAGAGCCTTTGATTACTTACAATATGGAAAGGCCAACCAAGCTTAGATCTTGGTGGCAAGATCCTCGCCCAATGAAAACAAGACGATTTAAGTTATCACATGGAGCATACACAAATGGTAGCTGCCAAGTATGGAGTGACGATCAAGCAGAATGTATATGGCACGATGTATTAGAACATCAGGATAAAATTTGGTTTACATTTACAGACGGAACAGATAACTATCACTCATGGCGATGGGGTGATTGGGGTAAAAAATTATGGGATCATTTTCCTTCAGACTATGCGTACTCGTATAACCGAGGCCGTAGTTGGGATGATGACGATTTGGAAACAAAAATTTATAGGGAAACACCTATCCTTTGTGTCTTTAATATAGATCTACTACCACAACCTACACCTGATAGAGGGAAAGTTAAACAGAATGAGTTAGTTGATCCAAACTTACTGAAGCATTGGCAATAAATATATGCACATAGAACATTTAAATATCTATACTGTTAAATGGGGAACGAAATATTCTTCACACCACGTTAATAAAATATTAGAGTCGTGTAAAGAACATTTAAGTTTTGACTTTACCTTCCATTGTTTAACAGAAAATCCTAAAGGACTGGATAAAGAAGTCAATGTTATACCACTACCAAAAGATAACAAAATGGAAAAGTGGTGGAACAAGATGTACTTGTTTGATGATAATGTTGTAAGGAAGAAAGGAGATAATTTATTCTTTGATTTAGATATAATTATCCAAAAGAATATAGATGATATTGTAAACTTTGATCCTGAAGATTGTTTGTGCTTTGGCCAAACACATTGGCACGATTTAGAAACAATGAAGGAAGAAACAGAACACGTTCCACATAGATTTACAGAGCTTAATTCTAGTATATTAAGATGGAACGATAACTTAGATAAAGAGAACATAACTCTTTATTTTAAAACACACTTAGATAAAATCTTATGGTACTACAGGGGAATAGATAATTTCTTTAGCCACAAAGGCGTGGCGAGAATTAAATACTTTCCTATAGGATGGTTTTACAGTTACAATCATGGGTACATATTTCCTCATGATGTAGAAACACAAGTCTACAGACAAATACCATACGTCTGTTTATTTGACTCAATGGGAAGAAAAGAAGATGTTAAATTTTAATTTTTTAAACAGCATGCAATATTGGGGAGAGGGTTTAGCCAAAGTCGAGCACGAGATGAAACACAAGCACGACGACTTTAGGCAAGCTCTTAATCCTAACACTATGGAAGGAGCTATTTGGTTAGTTGAAGAACTAAAGAACAGTTTGGATAACTACTTAAAAGACGAGCAATTTAATATTCTTGTATTAAACAGCTGGTTAGGCGTCCCTTTAGTGCCGCTACTATGTGAGAACTTGTCCGTGGGAGAATTGCACCTAGTTGACATAGATAACGAAGCTTTAGAGCTCTCTAAGGTGTTTAATAAGCATTATATTACAGAAGAATACATCAAAATAAATCACTGGAACTTAGACATTCCGTTCGCTTTTGATGAGTTAAATCAACTGAAAGTAGATATAGTAATTACTATGGGTGCCGAACAGATGTATCCATTAAACGATCTAAGGACTGCAAACAAACATGCAATATTTGCTTGTCAATCTTCTAACGTTATAGAAGAGATGTATGGAATTAATTGTGTGGATAGTGAGAAAAAATTGATTGAAAATGTAGGCCTAAAAGATACGACCTACACGGGTAAAGTCAAACAATTTTATTATGATTGGAATGGAAAGGTTTATTTCGATAGGTTTATGGCTATAGGTACTAAGTAAGGTGCCTTTGTTTATAATCACCTTCCTGTTGACCTTTGTACTTATGACAAAGTACGCATAGCTCTTGTACATTCTCTAAAACGTTATTCTTATGATCACCATCTTTGTGATCTATTTCTGTGCTCCCTTTCATATCAGCTGGCATTAGATCCCAATTAGTAAAACAATCCCAGCCTAAGTGTCCATCTATATTCTTACATTTACCGGTAATAAAAGGAGTTACTCCTTCAGCAAGTTTTCCTCCTCCATAGCTAGCTGTTTGGCAAGTGCCACATACAGCTCTCCATCTCGGATTTTTATCTGTTACCTTTCCAGTTGATGGTATCACTGGCTTATCACAACCGTGATTAATACAGATAGGTCTACCCTTAACTGCTATTGTTTTACACATAACTATGGACTCACGTGTTGATGTATTACATCAACGTAATCAATCATTTCTCTAGCTTTGTCAGCCACATCATAATGATCTAGATAACTAGGAGTTACCTCACTAGCTTTATCCATCACCATTTGATCAATGATTATATCATTAAATTCGTCACCATCAGATAAATTATTATTAAATCTAATGTCCTCATTAATTTCCTCAGCAATTTCTTGTGCTAAGCCTTCATAGGTTTTTCTCATATTAAAAGTCTCCTTCTGCTACTTGTAATGTTTTTAATCCTAAAGCTCTCCATGCCTCTACAGTTTGATCTCTGTCATCTAAAACAAATTCAACGTCCCATTTGCCTTCAATTTCATTTTGAAATATTTCTGTTTTAACTATTGAATCCTTTCTGTTATCTTTATTTGCTCTCATAAACAAAGCATCAAATTCAAAATTGTTATCAACCATGAACTGTATTGTTCCTTCTCTTGCTTCTTCTGTCCTAGCTGAAACTACAATAACATCGTAGCCTTCCCTTCCATAAGTTTGAGCAATACCTCCAATGATTGGATCGTATTCATCTTCTATTACTCTAGTCATATCGTAAGGATCTCTAGGTGTAACACCGGCTCTCCAACCAGGTTCCCTGTGTGCAATCGTTCCGTCTACATCAACGATGATTGCTTTTCTAAGGAAAAGTTCTTGTTGCATTAAGTCTTCTACTAATTTGTTTGCTAATTCTCTAACTGGCATGATATCTACCTTCTTCTCTGTTATAAACAAGATTTAACTTGTCTGCTTCTTTGTGTGTAATCCAACCAAAGCCTTTTACATTTTTTAGGTCTTCGACTGAAACTTTATATCTGTTACCACTTACATCTTCAACAAAAATTGTCTTTGTTAGTGGTCCTACAGCGTAATTTGATTCTGAATAACTAACCTTACTCACTTCTTTAATTAAAGGATTGATTGGTGTTTGAAAGAAGTGGTGGTCAAGCATTGGCTTTTTAATCAAGCCTTTGAATAGTTGTTCTATTTCTCTTATTATATAATCGTTAAACTTCATTTATGCTACCTTTGCTATCTTTGCTAATCTTTCTGCCCTGTGATCTAAGGCACCTTCACCTAAGTAAATGTTACCGTCGTCTGCTCTGTAAAGAGTTTTAAGACTTGCGCTTGAGTCTTTTTGTTTTTGTATTGCTGAGAATTCAGCTTGTTCAAAAGTAATGGCACCAATCTGTACAAAGTCTAAAAGCATATCTGAGAATGGAACCGCTCCGTTTGATTTCCAAACTGTAAGTCCGTCTACTTGTGCTGTATTAGCAAAGTTTTCTTCAACACTTCTACTAGCATTAGGAGTTTTCTCGCTAGTGTAAAGCACATAGCCTGTAAAAGTCTTGTTCACATCGTGTACCGATGCCATTCCGAAACGTTCTTTTCTTACTGTTTCGCCTGCTATTTCTACTGTATCTTGTGATATCATATTAAAGTCCTCACTTTTTTATTTAATATACATACTATTATGCACTATCACGGACCATAAGTCAAGCGATTTTTCAAAAGAGTGATCACTCTTTTTGCTAAAATCAAGGACTTAGGAGAGGTGATCGGCGGATTCGCCAGATATATCGGAAACCATGTCCTGCCAGAGGCCCAAATGGGGTATAACATACCCTAATGTGAGTCTAGGTTCACTGGTTCCTGCGCAATGATAGTAAACTTTATCGGGTTCTCTACCTCTGCCATAGTATCCTACCTTACAAGACCAGCCAGCTGGGTCTTGGAGGCGGATAATTTCATGGGTTTTTGGATCTCTGTACTTAAAAAACCCTCTGCCATTTGGAGAATAAGATAATAATATGTTGTAACCATGTGCGTTCCAATTATTGTGCCAACCCATGTAACCCTGCTTAGGATAAAATACATGTACTGCCTGGTTTCTAGCACCCAAAAAATTACACAGCTCTGTAGAGAATGGTTTATATATAATATCAATATCTTCTGGATGATCACCTGCTTGTAAATCATAACTATAAGAAATTTCTGGATAGCCTTCATGCTCTCCATCTTTAGCTACAACCTTATCTAAATACTCACTAGATGTGCCCCAGCCCATTTGACTAATGGGATCGTTTTTTGGATTCTTTTTTGCCAAGTCTTCTAAGATTGATAAGTCTTGTTGGAAAAACCACTCTGAATATGGCTCCAATATTTCTAATAGCTCTTCTGATATGTTTATAAATCTCATTTGTATTTTAAATATATCTCATGTTCTGGAATGGTGTAGTGATATAAAACTATCTCCTCATCTTCTAATTCATCTGGATTGTGTCCGTTTACAAAATTCCATTTGACGTGTAAGTCTTCTTCCCACTTTACACCGTGATCACTATACGTTAATAAATTCCACATAGTAAAAGTGTCCCACTTCCTAGCGTCCCTAGGATAATCTCCTATGTCGTTATTTTCATCTTGTTGCCACAAGTAATGTCCATACCAAGAGTCCATTAGTTGAAGTGTTTGAGGATTGTTTCTGTATATAAACATTCCACAATGGGCTGTCATTTCTTCTGTGTTAGATAGCTTAGTTAATTTTGCGTTGTATGGTCTTATTTTTGTGAACAACAAATCTAAATCATCTGGTAGTTGATCAAATACATTTTCTATATCTTCATGCTGACATATCATATCACAATCTAAATAACATGTCTTTCCTCTATATGGTGTACAAGATAAAGCCCAAAGTTTAGCTCTAATATGATTAGGTACTCCCCAAGACTCTATCCAATCTGCATGTTCATAATGTTCTTCTTTTATCCATTCTTTATGTGATACGAAAATAGTTATATGTGCCTCTGGCCAGAAGAGTTTAATAGACTCTGCAAGATCTATACCTGCTTGATAAAATCTTTCATGGCATGATGCAACAATAACAAATCCATTATCTGGAAAATTGTCTGTGCCAACAATCTTCATAGCTGGACGGAGCCATAAATTCTTAAGTTCGTCTACCACGTAAACCTTTTTAACATCAGGTCTACCTTCAAACTCTAATGGTAAAGAGAATAAATGATTATTATATAAGAATAAGTCGCCTACTTTTAATTCGCTTGCATACTCCAAATTAGAATCTGTCATGTTTCTATCTTCATATAACAAGACATCTTCTACAATTAACTTTGTATTTTCTAAATCAAATTCTGTGCCTTCGTCCTGATCTTTTAATAATATATAAACTTTATTATCTATCCAAACGTGTTGGCCTTTTAAATGTGATAAGTTGTCGTACCATATATCAACATGGACTCCTTCGAATTCTTGTACAGGTGTACCGGGTGTGGTGTGTAAAGAGTCTAATCTTGCCTTAAACTCTTTATCTTTAAATGTTTGCTCTTGGCCAAACTGGCCAAATACTGCTTTATCCTTCGTCATCGTCTTCGTGTAAAGACAATATCTGATTATCGTAAAGGAATAAGTCGCCGACTTTTAATTCTTTTGCGTATTTTAAATTGGCGTCTGTCATATTTTTATCTCTATATAATAGTACATTTTCAACGATAGCTTTCACATTTGACTTTTTAAATTCTGTGTTTTTCTTTTGGTCTTTTTTAACTTTATAAACTGTGTCATCCTTCCAAACATGTTGTCCTGCTAGATGTTCTAAATCATCATACCATATGTCAACATGTACTCCTTCGAATTCTTGGTATAAAGATCTTAGTTTTTGTTTTGCTCTTAAACCTTCAAAGAGTTCTTCAATACTTTTATCTAATAACATTTCATCTAGATCAGTAGGTTTATAAATTGGTAGTTGTCCGGAGCGCACTAATTCTTCTTTTAATAGTATAGATGTTAATGTATGTACCTCTAACGGAGACTTAGCTTTCCGAATCAACTTTTTCATTATGTTGTTTTTAGAGTCTTTAATTAAAGGAATTTCATAAGCTTCAAGCTTGGCTCCAAATAACATCTCTTGTTTACGTCTAACCGCTTCAGACTCTTTACGTTGTAAACGTCTTTTTATATGATCGTCTCTTCTTTGTACTCCTGCTGCTGTATTTTCATCAATAGCTTCTTCACCAAACTCTTCCATTACGGCTTTATAGTCTGGATTGTTTCCATCATTATCCATAATGGATGCTGTTGCTTTTTTACCGTTAGGATATACTAAGGTAACGATTAGATGTTTGGCCTCTTTGTGAGACCAATAAGGATCTTCGAATTTGTATTGTCGTTCTTGTTTTGGTTCTTTGTCAGCCGGTAAAACTTTAAACTTAGATTTGATGTTGCGTTTTACCTTCTTAGGCTTAGGCTTTGCCATAATAATATCTCCATAATATAAAAGTTATTTATACTAAGCTGTTCTCAACCATAACTTATATGTTGCTACGTTTTCTTCTGTTGCTTTTATTGTATCACCTGCATAATACCCTGTGTATGTTCCAGAATATGTTCCTGCGTATGCTGAGGTTCCTGTATAATAACCTGTGTAAGATCCTGAATAGGCTCCTGAGTATGTTCCGGAGTAGTCTTTAGCTCCTGTGTAATAGCCTGTGTAGGATCCTGTGTAATAACCTGTGTATGTTGTACCAGCATAACCTGAGTAGTCTGCTGTGTAGTTGCCTGTATAAGCTCCTGAGTAAGCGCCTGCGTATGCTGAGGTTCCTGTGTATGTTCCTGTGTAGTTGCCTGTATAACTACCTGAATAGGCTCCTGAGTAAGCTTTGGCTCCTGTGTAGTTGCCTGCATAATTACCTGAGTAGGCTCCTGTATAGCTTGTTGATTCTAAAACGTGTCTTGTATCTGTAAATGTTTCACCTTGTGCGGCCCATGTTCCTGTTTCACTTGGGGCGCCTGATTGTATTTTGTATGTACCAACACCTTGTGTTGTTCCAAAGTTTTCAACAATTCTATTTCTAAAATTGGGTACTATTTGTTCCATCTCAGCTACTGACATTTCTTTAATGCTCGTGCCGTCTACCTTACAAGGTTTGTAATTGTCTACCGCTGCTGTTGTAGCTGTGGTTTTTTGCCAAATATATTTAGTAGCTTCTGTTTCATCTACTTGAGTATCTGTTATTGTATATCTGGATGTCCAAGTTCCACCAGCCGGTGCTGATGCTGATAAACTATAATGTCCTGTAACATAATTGCCTTGTGCAACCATGTCTGCTATAACTTTATCTAATATATCTGAATCTAATTCTGAATCTGTAAATTCATTTATACCAACGTTACCACTTGTTTCATATCCTACCGGCCTGTTAGAAATACTTTCTGACGCTGCTCCTGTAACCTGTTTGCCTGTGTAAGTAACTGTGGTTAATGCTCCTGTTGCTGGATGTGTTCCTATTGCCTCTTGTCGTTTTTGATCTGAGATTGTTCCAATAGTTGTTCCTGCTCCTGATGCGTCTGTTGTAATGTTTAATTCTGCTGTTCCGGTGCCATCAGTATTATCTGAGAAATCTTTTGTTATTATTGCTGAATAATATTGTTCTATCTCAGTATCAGTCATTTCTTGTAACCCTTGGAAGTTACTTGAACTAACTGGATATGCTGATGCTTTAATTTTTAGTGGTCTCATCTTAGTTTACCCTAGTTCCTGATGAATTATATATAATTACAGGACTCATCCTGTTCCACTTGGTTGCTGATACTCCTACCAAAGTTAAGCTATGTCCTGCACCCAGACTAACAGCTGCATTAGCTGATTCTGCGTCTATACTTTCGCCTGATGTTGGGTAGATCTTAATATTGACTGCTGTGTCATTCAGTATGAATGTCTCCAATCCTACTGCAGTGTCAGGAAGTTTAATTCCTTGGTCTGCTGTCGCGGTTCCTACTACGTTGTATGTCTTTGTTAGGGCTGTTGCTGCACCCTGTGTTGAGCCTGCTGCTGTAATACTAGCAGATGTGCTTAGTATTGACCCACCACCTACGGTTAAAGTTGAGCTAGCTGCAATAGTAGAACCCGAGATTGTACCGGCGGTAATGTTATCGCCTGATTGATACTTGTCAGTATTAAGATTCGTAAAGTTAGCGTCTACTTCTGTATTAGTAAGTGGACTACCTTTAACTGATCTTAATGTTATTGTACTCATTTATCCCTGCCTATTTAATTTTATTGACTATTACTTCTAAAGTCGCCCTTATTTCCGTAATCTCTGACTTTAAAGTATTTATATCGTTTTCATATTCTAGAATACTATTCATATGATTCTTTTTAATTTTATACGCTTTAAGCCCTTCGTAATTACGACTAAGTAATGCCTTAGAATTTTTATCACGAACGAGATCTCTCTCGCCATCTATTTTTATTATATCTTTTTTAAATTCTGCCATTTTAAACTTGTAATGCTATGGCTCTTAAATCCTTAAACTTAGGAACCTTAGTAGTATCTGTTGAAAGAGGCACAACCTTGACTGCAAAAGTCTTATATCCTGTATGTGTTACGTTTCCTATTGTAGATGTAACTGCTGCTGAGCTGCCGTCTCCTGTTATAGTAACCGTAGGAGCTGATGTATATCCTCTTCCTGGGTTAGTAATTATAACAGAGCCAATTGTTCCGCTGCTAATCTCACATTTTGCTGTTGCTCCAAAACCACCACCGCCAGATATTGTAGCTGTAGCTGTTGAATATCCACTTCCTGCTGTACCAACTGTTGCTGATATAACAGAACTTAATACATATTCAAACACATCACTTGATGCGTTTAGTCCTGCTGCGTTTGATCCACGTGCAGGGATTGAATAACTATATTCTGCGAACCCTTCTGTTTGTTCTGATGGTGCTTTGTTAGCTGTTAGTAATGTCCAATTTAAATCTTCTTGGAAGTTTCCAGGATCTGCTGCGTTTTGGAATTTACCATAAACACTAATGCTTCCTGTATTTGGAATCGCTGCTTCTAAATAAACTTGTAAGTCTTCTGCGTCCATACCTTCTTCTAATACAACACGTCTAGAAATATATCTAGATGCTGCTGAACCTCCTACTCTACCATCTTCTCCTGTAATTGTATTGTTGATTTCGTTTTTAATACACAACAAGTCTGCTTGATCTATTTCAATAATTGGTGAAATGTTATCATTGAATGTTGAGAATGTTATCTTGGCTCTTGCTGTGTTTGTAGAAGAATAGCTAGTTACCTCATTCGTTCTACTGTAAATTGTTTTCTCTGTTGCTAATGTATGTGTTGTTCCAAAGTCTACTTCTTGATAGACTGTTGAGTTAGCTGTTCCTGAGCCGGTGTCTGTTAATGCTAATTCACATTTAGCTGATGTTCCCTCTCCTGGTTGTAATATACCTAAGTTAGGTGCAATATCATTAACCACTTTGTTGGTAAAGCTACTTATTGTTGCATACCCATCAGCATTTCCTACAATATCTCCTACTGAAAATTGTCCGCTTTTAATAACTGCGTGTGCATAGTTATATAAGTTGTCCCAAAAGTCTACTCTGCCTTTATTAAGAACCAATGTTGCTGTTGCTTGTGTTGTTCCTGTAGCTATTGTTATTGTCGGTGCAATATTATAACCCGATCCTGGGTTTGTAACTGTTAATCCTGTTACTGCTCCACCTGAAATCACTGCTGTTAATGCCAGGCCTGTTCCACCTGTGCCTGTATTTGTAACTGTAACAGCAGGTGCTGAGGAATAACCTGTTCCGCCTGCTGTAATAGTAGGTGTAAATCCAACTAGATTTTTACCTGGACTAAATTTCTTAGCTGCAAAAGACCAACTTGTATCTGTAAAGTTTAACCAATCAATAGGCTCAGGTATTAAGTGTCCTGAATATGCTTGATCCTTTTTAAACCTACATCTTCTTATTTTAAACATTAAGTCTTTATTCTGATGTGGACTCCAGGATCTATCGTTAGCTGAGCTAAACATCATACCTGCTGCAGGTTGTTTTGAAATTCTTGTTGTTGTTCCGTATTGGTTTTCGCCTAATTGTGCTATCCAACACTCATATCCTGTGTCGTCGTTCTCTGGTTTTGGAACAAAGCAATATTCTGTATTGTTTTTTAAGTAAACAGGATCTGGGAAACTAAATACCGTTGGAGTAAATGTTGTTGTTCCTCCTGAGGTTGATGAAACATTAATTGATGCTGCTGGTAAGTATCTTATTCCATTTGGAATAGTTCTAGGTCCAGGTATTCCATTAATAACTTCTCTAAGTTCCATTGTAACACCATTGGTGCCTTTTGTTTTAAAGTAAATTTCTATGTCTGAAACAAATATACCGCCAGGTACTCCACCAACTGTAAATGTTTGTGCTAGTGGATCGATACCTCCATTCCACAATTCAAATTCAAATTCACCGAAGAACTCTAGTTCTCCATCTGTTAATCCTCCATTCCAAGTGGGGCCTACGGGCTCATTTGTAAGTGCTAGACAAGTGAAGTCTGGCATAACTTCAACGGGTACAAATACCGGTACCGGTGTGCCTGGAAGGAGCTGAGTAACTACAGTTTCTACTACCTGAGTAGCTCCTGGAGGGCCGGCTGTTCCATCTGTTCCTGCTACTCCAGGCAACCCTGTGTCTCCTGCAGGTCCAACTGGTCCTGGTGGACCAGGAGGCCAGTTAGCAACATCTTCTATAAGTTGTTCAACAGATGATAATCCGGCTGCTACGGCTGCTTCTGTCTGGTTCACCCAATCTGTTAAGTCTGGTGCTTCTGCTGGTGTTCCAGCAGTACCTGCTGGTCCTGGTGGGCCTACCGGTCCTGTTTGTCCTACTGCTCCAGGTTGTCCTGTTGGTCCTGGTGCGCCTACGACGTTTGTAATTTCGTGTATAATAACAGGTGCTGGTGGAGGGGGCAACGGTGTGCCTGCTCCTATTGAAATATCAACACTTGTATCTGTTGTTACTCTGTCACCTGTTTGATATGTAGGTGTTACGTTTGCTGTTTTAAGAGCTAGTATTGTGTCTTGTGTTTTTTGTCTTAAGCCTGAGGATTCGTAATTAGTTGTTGAAGATGTTCTTGATAATGAATCATTGTTATTAGCATCGTCTGTTAATTTGAATACCTTAACCCCTGTTCTAAATTGTCCTGAAGGAATTAAAAATTGTCCAAAGCATGTGCCATTTGAATCTGTTGTTATTGTTCCACCCAACGTTCCTGCTGAGTTTGTAACATGTGCTGATACATCTTCTCCATCAAAGAATGGATAGACTACTGTATTTGGTTTTAGTCTTATACAATTGAATACAATATTTGCTTCTCTCATAAATGGTGCAAAGGACACGTCTACCACACTTTCACCTAAACTCTGTGTCTGAGTTGAAGCGCTTATATCTATACCTACACCCTGTCTTGTCTGTGCTTGTGATGTTGTTGTGGTTGTAAATAGTGAATTATTACTTGTTCCTTGTCCACTACTATTTGATCCAAACGTACTTAATTCTTGTGTTACCGTTGATACAACATTGGCTGCTCCACTATTTTCCCAATCGCCCCACTGCGTTCCCCATGCGTTTGCCATGTTTTCCCAAGCATCATAGTTACCGTCAAAGTTTTTAGTAACCGCTGGTTGAACATCTGTTGCCACAAAGTTATCTACATTTGGTGTTAATGTCATATCTCCTGAATAGTGGAATGTTAGTTCTTTTGCTAGGTTCTCTGTTTGAGAAGCCTCTCCTTGTGATCTAAATTCTACAATGTCATATGGTAATGAAATTGTTCTACCTGTTTGTGCTAATGTAGTGGTTGAATTAGCCGCTCCTATATCAGTAAATGTTCTTAATGATATATTCTCCATTGCGAAAAACGGCCTTGCATGTTTCTTAACCGGATCAACTGATATTTTATAGTCCGGATCTAATACTGCTCCTACATTGTGTCCTGTAAATGGATCTACTAAGATGCCATTTTTAAATCTGTCTGTACCTGCTGCATTTGTAATTGTTTGATCTTTTGCGTATGTTTCTAATAAGTTTAGTGAAGCGTAATACTCTAAGTTTTTAATACGAGTTTCTAACGTACTAATATCTTTCATTGTAAAACGTTTATATGCTACTTGATTTACTGTTGCGCCTAAGTCTGATCGTCCTGCTAACTTGGCTGCTACTGTACCTAAGCAAGGATAAGGTGGTAAGTTAATTGTAGCCAACGTCATACATTTCTCAGGCTCTATCGGTAGTATAGGATCGTCTGAATAAGCTCCCTCTACTTGTCTAATTTTACCATCGAAGTCACATACTACTCTTAATTTTTTACCTTGCCAATATGAGAAGTCTGTTGTAAATGTTTTAACAGGTACCGGGAATGTAACTCCGCCTCCTGGTCTATCAATTTCTTCTAACGCGTCTGGATTTACAGGAGCTGATCCTAATGTAGCATTTGGTGTTGCTGTGTCTGCCATCCTAGGACGGAAGTCAATAGTATTTCTTAAATCATAATCTCCTATTACGCTTGATCTGTAAATTGGAATGTCTTCTGTTCTTATTGTATTGGCTGCTGGTGTGGTAGTATCGTCTACTGGATAACTATCTAAAATATTAAATGTTCCGCCTCCAGATGCTACTGTGTGTGTAAAGTATGAAAGTTTAACAACCACATATCTATTCGTTGCTAGATTTACTGTTGCCTGCGATGTTTTAAAAATCTTAGCATGGCCGTAGTAGTTATCTCTTTGTCCGTTATCAAATCTAAATTGGTTTGTAACTTCGTCTGCTGCCGCTACCGAGTAAGCAGATGAGTTTGCCCAAACTCCTTCAAGTTTATAACCATCTGAAACTCCTAAATTCATTTCACCTGTTGAGCCATTAGCATTTGAGTTTGTATCTACTTTGACATAGACACTTTGTACTAATGCTTTTGCTATAGGTGTTGTATCTGTTTTCAATACATTCACATAAACTCTAACTTTATCACTCTGTCCACCTGCTGTTGTTACTGTTGTTCCTAAATCAATCCTCATTGCTGTGGATGAAGAACACTTAACTGATGCGTTAGAGTTACTAGAGGTTAGGTCAATGTACTGTCCTGCTGTTCTATTATTTCCTGTTGTTAAATCAAAACCATCTTCTGCTATTGCTATAATATTGGCTGATTTAATTGTGTCTGTTAATTCTGTGTTTGATGTATCGTAAGGGAATGTTTCATCACCTGTTAATGTTAGGTCAACATAAGCCCCTGCTGCGTTTAACTGAACATCAAATTCTTTTGTGTATTGGTATGTGGTGTCGTATGTTCCGCCTGCTGCAGCCTTTAATGTTTTAATATGATTGTAAGGCATGGCAAACAACATTTTATTTGCTGATGCTTCTTTAATTGTTGCCTTTGAATCTGTTAATACTGTATTTGCTATACCATCTGCCGATGAGTTTTCATATCTTATACCTTTAACTGATCCAAATTCACCACTAATTAAATGTATATCATACAAATATAGTTTATATGCTGCTGCTGTTGCTCCTGCTGTTCCACTTGAATGAACAACGTGTCGAGCCTTTGCCGATCCTATTTTTGTTCCTGCTGCTGATGCTGCTCCATTTTGTACGGTGTCATATAAATCTATTGATCCACCACCGTCTATATCCCAAAATCCAGATACATATGATATGTC